TACAAATCTTCCGTTAATCCACATAATTAATATTCACTCCTCTACCGTCTTCTACAGTATTGAGACCACTTAATGATTAAGAGTTCTCTCAGTATCGCCGGTTAATTTTAGTATTTTATATACATTATCCCGTCTTCATTAGTCAGCCCGTCTAAAATAGCCCGTTCCTTCTAAATCGCCGGAATTAGAAAAACACCCTTTCAGGTGTTAGTTTTCAGTCCATGGTTTAAAGTTTTTGATTTCATTTACTGCTTTCTCATTCCACTGGCCACCAAAGTTAATCCCTCTGTCATCCACTATTGCTACAGCAGGAACCTTTTCCCTAACTACATCATCAACCTCAATCTCATGTTCGATTAACCAATCCTCAATTGCTTCGAGTCCACCTTCCTGGTGGCAGCGAGAAGAATGAACAACAACTTCAAAGTCTTTTCTAAGTAATTGTATTGCACTATTTACATTCTCAACTGGCGGGTCCGGTATAACATCAGCACCCTGCCAGCCTGATTTATAACTGTGAATAACACCATCAAAATCTAATATAATAGTTTTCTTATCTGGCATTTAGTCTACCTCCTCTACTTTTTCGTAAGTTTTATGGAATATATCTGGTTTACAAGGATAAAATTCATCATTGACACCTTTTATAATGTAATCTCCTTCTTTAGCAGTCATTGCCCCTTCTAAAGTATTAATAATCATTGTATTGCCTCTTAATTCAACAACTTCATCGGCTGACAGAGTGTTGTCAGTTTCGTCAATCCAATTACAAATATCAAGATAACTTTCTAGGCAATAATATTCCATAGCTTCTATAATAACTGGTTTCTTGCGATATTTTGGCATTTAATCTGCCTCCTCTACTTGTTTATATGGTTAAGCGAATCATTAAATTAACTACAGCTAAAGCTAATAATATTTCCCAAATATATTCCATTTAACCACTCCTAAAGTTGTATCCCTATAATTCTAACTCCGTCAGAATGTTTATGATTTAAGTTATCATCATAAGTTTTAGCAATATACTTCTTTTTCTTAGGAATATTAACATAAGGGACTACTATAGTTTCAAAAGCTGGATAATCTTTTATATCAAGATCAAGTTTAACACCTTTATTTTTCTCCCAGTTCGATTGCATTAATTTTAATAATTCCTCTTTGCTCACCTTCATCTAATCCCTCCTCAACTTTGATAATTATTTTGCCTCCACAATTAGGGCATCTTTCAATATCCTTTTTATCTGGCCTATAATTACAAATTTCGCATTCTTCTATAATTTTAGTCATATTTTAACCTGCATTCTTCATAGCAGCACCAATAATTCCTAATAGCTGCTGCCCTTCCTTCTTCTTAATCCTACCAGCTCTCATAAATCTCTTAGTTCTATTCAAAACCGCCTGCAGTTGTTCTGGACTTCTACGGCCATCTAATAACCATTCATCATAACCAGTGGCCGGGCCAGTAAGTTCAGTATTGATATAAGGACTATAAGCACATCTGCAAAAAGGATGCCTTGGCAAAAGTATAATTTCATCAATTGTCATTACTTTATTGTGGTCAGCTGAACAAACCGGGCAGGTAACTGCATCTAATGTTGCAAGGTATCTTACCTTTTCTATCCCACCCTGCTGATAGACATCAAGATTAGCCTGGTTAAAAATAGCATTCATCCAGCTACGTGTTGTAGCATCAACTCTGTTTTTACCCATCTGGTCGCTTATTCCATATAATCTGCGACTGGTTTTATTAGGATTTTCACCAAATGCAATCGACTCAAAAGTTTCTTGTTCTATTCTAAAGGCTAAATCAGTGCTGTACTTGCTAATGTATTCAGTCATTGTCTTGCCCTTAATCTGAACCGAATCAACAACCTCAGACTTGATAGCCTGAGTAGGAAGTGTGTCAAACTGATCGCTTATCTCTAATGTCGGTACATCTTTAAGCAGGTCCTGGGTAAAGAGAGCTTCTTTTTTGTACATAGCAGCAAGATCATCTCTATAATCACCAATAAAACTTTTTTTATACTGTTTAACCTGATTTCTGATCTGTTTTCTTAACTTTTCTTTCCGGTTATACTTAGCCATCTCAGCATTGGACCACTGGCCTTTTTCATTAGCTTTCTTAAAGATTTTCATTATATCATTATCAATACTTTCAATTGTTTTCTCTAACTGCCTGATATACTTATCTGCATATTCTTCTTCATCTAGTCTGTTTTCAATCTTGTGAATGAGCATCATCACTCAACTCACGATCTATCTCTTCCCTGGTCTCATTTCTCTCTGCTTTAATCCTTTTATTCTCTTTTTTAGGGTTAGTTATTAGATCAGGGAATTGCTCCATTCCAGTTTCTCTTGAGATGAAGCCGATTTCTCTTAAGCCTTTTACTAAATCTAATAGCTGCTTAACTGAGTCTGGAAGTATACCGCCAAAACCAATGCCATGTTGCACTGGTGATTTGCCAAGCATTAAAAGAGCTTTATTATCTATATCAACGATACCTGTCTCTAAATCACCTCTTAAGCTGCCAACCTTAGCTTCTATCTCAATTGATTTAATTTTTAAGGCATCACCTGAAGGATCTCCATTGCTTAGAAGAGTAGAAAGCACATACTCTGGATAATCATTTGATATGTTCTTTTTTATATCTTCCTGCTTCTTAAGCATTAATTCAGCTACATTACCTGACATTTCTAAGTACTGCATTTGAGCATCAGGGTTATTTAGGTGCCAAACACTTTGCTCCTTAAAACGCCCTTCTTTATGCTTTTCTTTTCCTTCTTCTGACATTTCACCCTTTAGGTTATCCCAGATTAATGGATCACCATGAAGATAGAATACATTTTCAAGGTAAGCCTCAAGCAAATTATAATAATCGGTCTTATTGAAAAGAGGCCCCATGTCATAGTCAGTTGAAAATTCTACAACTGGTATAAAATCAAATGCTAGAGGTGTTTCGGACTCTTTGCCATCTACTGTTTCAACAATAGCTTTATAGCCACCAGTTTCATTTCTGACATTATAATACTCTTTTGTAACATCAACAGTATTAAATGACTTCTCTTCCATATCAAACTGCTTTGTAGTACCCTCAATCTTACAATAAACCATTTCTCCGCCCATATACTCAGTTTCAACTAAGTCTGGATCATGAATAACAAAAATAATTTCATCATCTCTTTTATTGAGTTCAACAACAGCTTCTTTAGAAAGTATTAACCAGAGGGCCAGCATATATTTTTGATTCTGGAAGTTATTATAATCCCAGATGTCATTAATCTTAGCTAATTTATTATCTATTGCATTATCTTCATTTTCTGATTCTGATTCACTCTCTGTCTTTTTCTCATTAAACTCTGGATTGATCTCCTGCTGCATAGTAAGAGCGTTCATGATAAAAGCTGTCTTTGGTACTGGGTTAAATATCTCCCTGGTATCATCAAAAAGTTTATATTCTTTTAAATAATCAGTATCATATATCTCATTTTCGTAAAAAGCCCAGGCTCTTTGAGCTTTAGTAAGTTTAGCCATATTAAATATCACCTCAATTCCGGTTTAAAAAAGTTAATAATATTCAACCCCGAAAAATTCTTTGTAAGTATATTTTTTATCTTTTTCTTTAGCTAATATTATGGGTTTATTTTCATCATCAAAATAATAGTCATATTTATCTTTATTTAGATTTTGCAACCTTACATCTGAATTTGATGGACTGTAGTTATTAAAAACTTGATCTTCTAAACCCATTAGTATATCCTCCTTAGCGTCTCCAGTCTGTTTTTTCTTTTGTAACAATATTTCTGGTGATGTATTTCCGGCCCTGCCAGGCTATTGCATTGGCAACAACCATATCTTTGCCGTTAACATCAACTTTGCCTTTCTCATCATAAATAACCTCTCTGCATTGCTCTATAAGTTCTTTATCATGAATAATTAATTCATCTTTCCTTAAGGCTGTATCCAGTTCATCAAGCATTAAATACTTGCTGCTTTCAGTAGTGGTCCAGCCCATTTTCTTGCTCTCATCATCATTTCTGTTTTCTATTCTGGTAGTAAAATGTATATTACTGTAATGCCTCTGATTAAATACTGTATTAAGCACTGACCAGCCGTGATTATTGTTCTCTATCATCAAATAAGCATTATTAAATCTTAAAGCTAGATCAGTCAGTATGTTGCCGTATACATCCGGAGCGAAGTGACCATGGACCTTTGCTATCTGCTCCCAGTTTTTAGCATCATACATAATAGCTGAGGAAGCGTCTCCACCCTCAACACCTTCAGCAACATCAGCACCAATACAATACATTCTTTTAGGCTGTGGGTCATTCCAATATAAAATGGCCCCACCTTTTTCAGTTCTGATAGGTTTGTGCTTATCTCTATCTAATAGAACTACTAAATTATCAAGTTTATTTATATCAAAATAAGGCCTTCCAGTATGTAGGAACGCCTCTTTAGGATTGCAGGGATATTCCTGCTCTAATTTATCTTTCAGTTCTAATTTCTTATTAAAATAAAAGTACAGCTGCTGCCAGTCTAAATGCTTTGCTATCCTCAAATGATTTAACTTTGAGAAGAAGTCAGCATCAACACCCCTATATCCGTGTTGATTATCGACAGCATCTTTAAATTCTTTCTCTATTTTTTCATTTTCAAACTTAATCCTATATTCAGGTGTTTCCCACCACTCAAAAAATAGTGGAATAAAGTTATTATTACCCTTTACCGCATCATCCCAGTATTCTTTAAACTCATTGTAACCATTGGCAGTAGTTTCTAGGATAATAATGCTGTCTCTTGTAATAGCCTGCCCTAGACCAGAAAGAATGTCCTGAATGCTCTTCCAGAAGGCCGCCTCTGAACCGTGAAAGAAGTTTAAAGTCTTAGAACGGCCAATATCTTTATTACCGGCTGTTGCAACTCTCCACTTAGAATTAAGATGATCAAAGAGAAATTCTTTTCTGTTGTTATATTTTTCTCTGGGTTTTACTATCTCTGGCAGCTGATCATAAGGGAAACGTGCTTTATCCTGGAATATAGTATCTGTTGAATCATCTTCATGAGAAACTGTCATGCCTACAAAGTTATGTTTAGTTATTGTAGATGCCAGCTGATAGGCTGTTATTACAGAAGTAAATCCCTGCTGCCTGCCTTTGAGCACTAAAAATTTAATAAAATTTATTTTACCTGCTTTATAATCTGATATTGCTTTTTTGAGTTTCTTTAAAAACTTCTGCTGCACTTTATTTAAGAAGAAAGGCACTGTTTTCTGCTCTTTATTTACAATAACAAAAAACATCTCAATCAAAAGAGATGGGTCAGTTTGTATTTCCTCATGCAGTTTTTTAGCCTGAGGGCTAGGAATATCCTTATCTTTTTCCTCATCATGAGTTGATTCAATCAGTTTGCTTGCTACTGCTAATCTATATTCTCTGTCTTTCTCAATACTTTTATTTTCTAACCAGAGATCATATCTTTTATCAATAATCTGCTGACAATTTAACATATCACCACCCACTAACTAATCTTTAAAAAAGTCTTCAAGTTTTTTAGTTGTTTCAAGTTCAACCTGCCGCTTATC